ACGCTTGCGCCAACAATACCGGCGCGTCATCGGGCAAGTCGTAGCCACCGCTGTATTGCGCGATCACTTCGCCGAACCAATGACTGTTGACCGGCGAATAGGCCCACGACCACATGCCAGGCACCAGCCAAAGCAGACCGGCCTCCTTGTCGAGTTCATAGCCAGCAGGATCGGCTATGCTGCCACCGACCGTGATCGAGCTAAGCTGGTTGACCGGAAACTGTCGCAGATTGATCCCGCGCGTCGGGTCATAAAACGAGAGGCGAAAGCTTTCCGAAACCGTCAGCATGGCGAAATAGCGATCGCACAATTCGCCGATCATTTTGGAAATCGCCGTGATCTTCTCCGCCATGATCGCATCGTCGGCGGTATTGCCGGGGATACCGAGTGCGGCATTAACCGCATCCACCGTGGTCAGGTCATAGACCGGTGCTGTTGGCTCTAGGATGGTGAAAAGAGATTTCCTCATGGCTCATATTTGCCCGTCGGCCCCTGTGGACCGGGTGGACCACGCTCACCATCCTTGCCGTCATGGCCCCGCTTGCATGCCAGCCGCCAATCCTTGGCAACGCTGCCTGGTTTTTCCACGGTCTCGATAAGCGCAACCCAGATCGATCCGTCGGATGTCACCACGTCGCCGGCATCGGCGCGCATGCCGTTTTTCCATAAGCCGCGATAAAGCATGACATTGGTTTTGACTTCCTGCCGGTCGATCGGCAAACCCTTATGCATCATGGTGACCACGATGGTGCGGCCGCTGTCTTCGCTTGACCATTTCGCCTCGCGTAGGTCAAAGCCATCCTTGCCTTTCTCGCCCGCTGGTCCCGGCGGTCCTGGCGGACCCGGTTCGCGGCGCATTTTCTCGATCAATTCTGCATTGCGCAGGCACAATTGGCCGAATGCGCTGATCGCCTGCCAGATGCTGAATTGCGGCTTGGGCAAGGTTGCCATCGGGATTTTGCTCCTATGCCGCCTGTGCGATCAGCAATAATTCTTCTTCGCTGATGTAATGCTCGCCCATCGCTTTGCCGGTCAGCATGATAAACGCCGCCGCTTCAAGGTTGGCATTGTTGGCAAGCGCACTGCCGTGCGCCTTGCCGCTGACCAGACTGATTGGCGATGATGCGCGGCCTGGTTTGAGCGAACAGCGCACGATAAACAGAACGCCGGATAACGCGACATTGACCACGCGCAGCGGTATCGGCGGACCCACCCCCGGCATCTGAACCGGAACAGCAATGACTTGAAAGGCGTCACTCTGAAATGCATTGGCCTGGAAGGCGCCCGCCATTTAGTTCTGCAGCCGCAGCACCGACGGCGTGAGCAGAAATTGTCCGTTGGTCGATGCGACATTGCCGCCGAAATCGATGAAGGCAACCAAGCGGCCGTCGGTCTTATGATAGATCGCACCGGCGGCGCGGATCGTCGCGCGTAGCCATTCGGCCTCGCCTAAAACGATCTCGACCCGGTTGCGTTGCGCATCGGCGTTGACGGTTACCCGAGCCGGCTGGTTAGCATAGCCAACCGCATCGCGCACTTCACCATTGATGTCGCCGACCGTGCGGTGATCCTTGTCGGCCACATAACGCTCATCGACCAGCATCACGGCAAAGCCATCGTTGGCGAAATCGATGGTGCCGGCGGCCATATCGGCCAGGGCCGAATTATAGATGAGGCTAGTCAAGTTCGTGCTCGATCACGTCGGCGACCAATTGATTGTTCTCATCGCGCCGCATCTTGATCTGCTTTTGCGTCTTGCGTGGTTGCGGAATAGCAACGTTAACCACGCTCGGCATCGCCGACGGCATCATTTGCGGCAGTGGTTTCGCAAGCAGCAATGGTTGTGCCACGATTGCCAAGGCATGCGCAATTTGCTCCGCCACGTCATCGGGTGCAATCTGCGATTGGCCATCTTGACCCGCATCGCCCTTCTGGCCTTGCGCGCCGGTTATTCCTGGATCGCCTTTCTCTCCGCGCTCACCCTTTTCTGGCTTGCGCGCCTCGACCGCGGCCAACCGCTGATCAAATTGCCCGATCTGCATTCTATAAGGCGCAATATGTTCCTTGATAATATCGGCAATCTCGCGCCCTAAAATATCTTCAAGCTGCATGGCCTAATCCCCTGCGGATCGCGTCGAGCAAGGCGCGCTGATTGATTGGTGCGGGTGCTGGCGTTGTCGGACTTGGCATCGGTGCCGGCGCCGCCGGTAAGGCCGGCGCGTTGGCCCGGTTGGCCAGTGCCTGCAGGGTAAACATTTGTTGTTGTGCCATGGGCGATTCGCCGCCGGTTACATCGACATAGCCGAGCACGCGTCGCGCCTCGTTCGGCGACAGGATGCCCTTGCTTACGGCTTCGGCCAATACCGTGATCTGCGTCTGCGAATCCATGCGGAACAGGCCGGTAAGGTCGAATTCCGCGCGATAACCAGCGCTGATCAGGCCGAGGCCTTCCGACAGGATCAGCTCAATGTGCTCGATCAGGCTTTGCAAACATTGCTTGTAATATTGCAGATCGAGCAGTTCAGCGTTTTGATAATTTGGCGGATCTTTCGCCCCAACCATGAACGCCGGGATGCCGAATGCCGTGCAAATCGTCTCGTTGTTGTGCTTGAGCTGCTCGATCAATTGGCTATCGACTGCGTTCTGTTGCAGCGGATTCCATGTCAAGCCGCTGCCCAGGATCGCCACCTTGCCCTGATTGATGCCGGTGTAATTGCTGTGCCAGTTATTCTCCAATCGCGCTGCAATAGCCTCGTCGATGTTGCCGGGCGCCGTCAGGAAGCCGGAAGGTCGCGCCGCATTTCCAAAAAACATTGCGGAAAATTGTTCAATCGATAATCCGCGCGCCGCAGGCGCGGCTGTGGAATAAAGCGGCGACATGCCGACCATCTTATGGAACAGACAATTGATGCGATCGTGCATGATCTCGCTGGCCGGAATCACGACATGTTCTTCGAGAATACCGGCCAGGTGATCGGTATTGAGATCGTAGAATAACGATCCGTCCAATGCCTCCATGGGCTTGACGCGATTTGGATCGAGCACATGCAGCGCGCTGACAACGTTGCGGTTGTCACGTTCCTTGAGGACGTAAGCGTTGCCGGCGCGCAGCTTGGAAATCATCCAGCTTTCAAAGAATTGAATGCGGGTCTGGTAGCGATTTGGCTTATTCAGGACGGTCGAGAAAGCGCTTGCCGTTGTCTCCTGCCATACCTGATCGACCGGCTGCATCAGTTTGAGCCGCATCTTGGCGATATCGGCTGAAATCATGGCGACGCAACGGTAGAGCGTCGCATTCTGCAGCGGATTTTCCATGCTCAACGGCTGATTGCGCTGCCAAGCCCCGGCAAAAGGCTCGCGCACAATCGGCCACCAGCCGCGGTCATAGACATTGGTCGGCAGCATCGGCGACTGCTTGCGCACGGAAACCTCGAAGCCGAGAATCTTCATCCTTTCTCGGCCTCGAGTTTGCGATGCCGGTAACGCTGTTTTTTGCGCACCGGCACCGCGTCTTCACTTTCCGCAGCCAGCTTGGCCGCAGACAACACCATGCGATGCGCGTCTGATAACGCCTCGAACAGTTCGCCCGCTTCAAGCTTGCGGGAGTTGTATTCGAACGCCTTCAACGCGCGCATCATCATCCGGTCACCGCCCCGCCATAGGCCGCGCTGGTGAGATAGAACACGCCTTTGTCTCTCCCGCGCATCCATGTGATGTAACGCTCGGCACGCACGAACACCAAGTTGTTCTGGAATGCCGAGACCAGATGGTAGTTGCCGGCCGCCGGTGCACTGTCCAGTTCGACCGATGCCTCGCGCGACACATCGATTTGCAATCCGCCCTCATCCGCCACAAACACCGACGGTGGATGAATTGCGGTGACTTGCCCGGCCGGTGAATTGTTCGAGGTCAACACCGTGATGCCGAGAATATTGCCGCCATTGCCATTGACATTCGGGAACGCCACCACGCCCAAAGTTGTCAGCATGGTGCCGATCGATGTCGCCAGCACTGGCTGCATGATCAAGGTCAGATTGTCGGTCGGGATATTGTACTCCTGGAAGTGGAACAGGATCTGCCGGATATCATGGATCACCGCAGTGATGTCGGTCCCGGAAGCGCTGTCGGTGTCGGCGCCGTTGGTGATCGAAGCCGGCGACACGTTGGTCACCGCCGTTACCGTCGGCTTGATGAACTGCTCATCAAGGAACTTGGCGATACCCTTGGCCAAGTTGTCACGCACCAGCATTTCAACGGACGGGCTTGAGAAGCGCGCCAGCTCGTCGGTGACACCCATGATGCACGCCGTCTTGGCAAAGGTCAGTGTGACGGTATCGAATGTCCCGGCAGCCACGGGCTTGGAAGCGCCTTCCCCGACCCACTGTGCCGTAATAACGCTATTTTCACGCGGGATGCGCGAATTGAATGGCACCCGCGTCAATCCGGGGATGCGGCCGAGATAGGTCTGCGGCACCAGGAATTCGAGGAATTCACTGGCGAGATTCTGCGCGTAGACCAAGTTTCCGGCCCATGTCGCAGATGCCACCGTGCCGGTTGCTACCGCCGCCTTGATATCCATTTCGATCTGCGGCCATTGCGCACAATATTGCCGCGCCACCGCAACAACATCGCGATGATAGAGATCGGCATGCAGTTGACAGGCCAGCCGCTTGATGAGGCCGAGACCTGGCGGCAGCGTCGGTGCCTTCACCTGGATAACAGACGAATGCATTTCAACGCCTTCCTCATTCGATAGCGGCTTTGCCGTGTTGATCAATTCCTTCTCGATCAGGCGGCAATCTCTCAATTCCCGATCAATCGACGAAATCTTGGATTGATGTTCGTCGAATTGAATGACTTCGGATTCATCCTTGGTACGATCTTCTTTCG